AAGTGTAACTGGTTCGCCAAACCAACCAGTAAAAGTTTTTGGCAATTCTGGTGGAATAGGTGTTTTAGTTAATGCAACAAATAACAATGGTTATTATTTTGAAATTATATCTTTAGAAGGATCAACCGCAGATGATAATCATGCTAACATTATTTTTTATAAAATTGAAAAAGATGCATCATCCACAAAAGCAATACCAACATTATTATGGAGTGGAAATGGAAAAATTCTTTCTGATTCTGGTAATTTTGTTGGTTTTTCTAAAAAATTTGAAGATCCAAATTCTACAGTTTATGATTTGGCAGTAGAGTATGCAGAAAATATATTAAATACTAATACAAGAAGATTTTATTTATATATTGATAATGTTTTAGTTGCAACTGTTGACGATACAAATCCACTACCAAAAGGAAATAATGTTGCTTTGTTTACTCGTGGTGGAACAAAATGTATGTTTGAAAATCTTTTTGGCTTAGGTCAAAACTATGGATTATATGGGTCTGAACTTGTAACTGAGCCAGCAGGCAAAATATTTGGTGGTAATGCAGTAAACCTAAGAGAATCTTTGAAAAAATATGCTATGAGTGGAATATTTCAAGATACATATTTATCTGGTATTGGCACTAGTAGTAATCCAAATTATAAAATTTTTTATGAAGAATTTGGAACAATAATGAGAGAGTGTGCATATTTTAATGTTAGGTTTGATAATGCATACCCAGCATTTGCTGCAAAGATGTTTAAAAGACAAGATACAGTAAAAGACTATGTAGTTTCTGGATTTAAAGCAGACGCATATGGTGCAGAATTTTTACTATTTAATTCTACAGATGCTCTTTTAGATTTAGGAACAACAGCATTTAATTCAGTAGATATTCTTGGAATTGCATTTACACAAGACAATACAAATGCTTTAACAGTTGACGATTATTTTAAAAAGACATCAAGTTTTTCAGATCCAGAACTTAAAGGAGATGGAGTTTTATATTCTCCAGTAATTGAAGAACAAAAATATAACAGTATTAAAAATAGCAGAATGGCTTATGGTAAAAATCAATTTTCCATTGAAAGTGATTACATTCAAACAACAGACGATGCTGAAGATTTGATGGGGTGGATTATTGATAAATTAATGCAACCTAAAAAAGCAATTGGTCTTAATATATTCCCAACTCCAATTCTTCAATTGGGAGATCTTGTAACTATTGATTATAAAAATAATGATAATGTTGACATGGTTACAAATGCGAATTCTAGATTTATAGTTTATAATATTGAATATGGAAGAGATAGTTCTGGACCTTCTATGACTATTTATTTGAGCGAGGTATAAAAATGTACGATGATTATATGGGTGTGCCAGGATTATTTGCTCCAGGAACAACACCACAACCATCTACAACTAATGTTCCAATCCAATATAACTCAGTCGATGATTATATGGGAGTTCCAGGTTTAACAGAACAAGGGCCAAGAGTTCAAGCAACACCACCAACGCCAGAACAATATTTAAGAGTTGATACTGGATCAGGAACAACTTCAACTGTAGTAACAAACGTTCCTATCAAAATTGCAACACCACAATATGTTAACTTTGATACAAGCGTTATAGACAGACAAGAAGGTTTAGAAACATTTTTCTTTGAGCAAATTTCTGGTGCAGAGTTATTAATTTCAAGCAATAGAAATTTTGTTAATACAATTAATATTAGTTATCAACCTATCATAAATGTATCTGATTTTAAAAACGCATACGATCCTAGAAAAATAATTGCATTACAGGATACAGCAGATGTATATTTTTTAAATTTTATTATCAATCTTTTAAGTAGAATACCAGATGTTCCAACATCTGATAGTACTAATGGTACAAACGTTTATATTACAACTTCAGGCAATATTGTAATAGAAACCAAAAATAATGAGCCTGACGAAAGGGTAGAAATACAAATCCTTTCAGGTGGTACAATATATAATGATACATTAGGAGTGAGTCTGTCTTGATAACAATTAAAGGTAAAGAGATTGTAGCAAAGTATTTGCTTGGAACCGCACCAGCCTATGCTTCTTATATGGCTTTTGGATGTGGTCCACAACCTCTGGGTTCTGGAGATTCACATGATTTTAATGAATATGAAATAAAAGAATCACTAGATTTTGAAATGTTTAGAGTTCCAATTTCTTCAAAAGGATATGTTTATGAAGATGATGTAAACAAATTAGTATTTACAGCAGAACTTCCAGGACAAGAAAGATATGAAATTACAGAAATTGGAATTTATTCTGCAGGCAGCAATCCATCTGCCGCAGGATTTGATAGCAGAAATATTGTTTTGTTTTCACAAGAAGAATCCTGGCAGGCAGTAACTGCTTCAACATCAACCATACCAGTTATAACAGCCCCACTTGATCCTGCTGATAATAATGTTATTAGTCCATTGGTTGACGGCGCAGAGGTTGATGTTTTTCAAGCAAATGCTGATAACAGAGTTTTTTATAAAAAAAATAGAAATGACTATTATGAGAGATGTAGATTTTTTAATAACGTTGTCATGATTGCTGGAGATTATTCTAGTATAAAAGATGCAACTGCTTCTACAGATCTTTCATCTGTTTATCATATTTTAAAAACAGGAACATCTCTTAATCTGTCTCAAAATTCATTATCAGACAAAATTAAAATTGCATTTTCTATTATTAATAAAAGTGCATCACAAACACTTTCAACTCCGTATACTGGTCCAGATAGTGTAAAAATTATAATTGATTTTATTAATACATCTACAAAAAAAGCAAGATTAATATTTAACGCTATTGATTCAGCAAGTGCAGAACTTAATTTTTCAACTAATAGATATTATGTACTTGAAAAAGAAATATCTGATGCTGTTCAAGATGATGGATTTACCTGGGCAGATGTAACATCTATAAAAATATATGCTTGTGCTGTTACAAGCAATGCATTAGATGACGGATATTATGTTGGTCTTGATGCGATTAGAGTTGAAAATGTTTCAACACAAAACCCTTTATATGGATTAACTGCTTATACAACTGTTAAAAATATTAGTGAACAACCAATATTAAAAGCATCTAATACAAATAATTATGTAGAATATAGGATGACTGTTGGTGTTCAGTAGTGGCAGATAAAAATATAAAAAAATCAATTATTCCAAAAAAAAATTTGCCAGATTTTAGTGGCAAAACTGGAAAGTATGATCTTAGATATAGAGTTATTTCTGAAGACAGAAATAGAACCTCACATTGGTCTAAAGTACATTCTTTAACAGTTCCTTCTGTAACGCAACTTACTTCAGCATCCTATCAACTTGTAGTAGAAGAAACAAATCCTACAATTTATGTTGTTCAGTTGTTTTGGACACCTAATAGTTCCTATCTATTTAATACTTTTGATATATATTTATCAACCAACAAAGCAGTTGGAGAGCCAGTTGTTGCAGATTATTCTTATAACAGAAGGATGTCTGTACCACAATTTTCTATAAATCTTGATGATAATGATGTTGATAATTTTAGTATTATTGTTCATTCTCCAACTTACGATAGAATTATAAATAATAATCATATATTGGTAAAAACTCCCAAATATACACTACCTGTAAGTTAGTCATATATGGTATAATTAAATATCATGCCTAAAAAACTTATAGTTCCACAAAGAGGTCAGCCACTAGATGTTTCATACATTAATAATATTGTAACAGTTGTTAATGAACTTATAGATCAAGGCTCTCCTTCAGCAAAAAATACCACCAAGATTGTTAGAACATTTCCTCAAAGAGCAGAGAACATGATTCCAACTCCAGGTGTTTCTATTTATGGAGAAGTTGTTAATGTTGCAAACTCTACAGCAACAACTTCTGGTGGGGAAATTCCATTTAAAATTAATTTTAGTTATTTGTATCCACCACTTGTTGTTGCAACTCCTTGGAATAGAGGTGGAACAGATGCTGGAAAAAATGTTTCTATTTATGTAACTAATGTAACAACATCTGAGGCAAACCTTGTCGCTAAGTTTTCATCTAATGGAACAGCAACAGTAGACGTTAATGTTCTTGTTGTTGGAATTCCAAATTGAAATGCGTAAAATGTAAAGGTAAAATCTTAGTAGACCGTCAATTCAGCACATCTGAGCATCTTGAGGTATACTGTATTGTATGTGGTAAAAGAAAATTTTATCATCCACCAGATAGTTCTAAAGAGGGATCATGGCTTCTTTCTCAGGAAAAGACGAGGGCAAAGATTACAATAACGCCCCTGTAATTTCTGGTAGCAAAAAAATATGGTTTCTTAATGGAGACCTTGTAAGAATATATCATAATAGTAGATCTACTGGTACTATAACTTTATACAATATTAACAAAGATCAAAATGAAATTTGTTTTTTACATGAATTTAAAAAGAAAAGAGAACGAGCATATACCGTGAGTGAAACATCACAACTATTAAATAGACATAGAAAGTATATGCCACGTTTGATGAAAAAGGGGATTATTCCATATCCTAAAGGATCTAGTAAGGATGGAAAAATAGGATTTCAGATTAGATCATATTATTCTGAAAGTCAGGTTAAAGAGATGCGAGATATTCTTGCATCAATTCATCAAGGCCAGCCTAGAAAAGACGGGCTGGTAACAAATAATAATACGCCTACTAAGCAAGAGTTGACACGCAGAATGGGCGATGGTATACTTACTTATACGAAGACTGAGGATGGTAGATATATTCCCGTTTGGAATGAGAGCATTAACTAGGCCTTTGGAGGGCTAATGGAACAAAATGATGAGACCAAAGTGTCTGTTACTTTAGGATATACACTAAATCTTGGCAATTTTCAATCGCTACGGCTTGATTTGGGCGTGGTAGATTCAAAGAGGCAGGGTGAAACAACCAATGAGGCTATGGAACGTGTCTATGGCTTTGTAGAGGCTAAATTGACTGAGAAGATCAATGAGGCTAAGGCAGAAATAGCACAGTAATGGCAGATCGCAAAGACCGCATGGCTTTGCTCAGTCGCTACAATAAACTACATTTGCAGAGATACGAGCAAAAGTCTAATCTTAACCTAAACGTTGAACAGTGGGCTGCAGATGCCCTTGTTGAGTCATATGGGATTAAATATTGCTATGACTTGCTGGATTATTATTTTGATGTAGCACAAACTCCAAGTTGGAACTTTTTTGCTTATAATGCACAAAATATTTTAGATGGAAGGCTTGCCGTAGAGCAGGACCTCAAAGAAAGACAAGAGCGCAGAGAATTGGCTAGGAAGTGGTTAAGTGAGTAACTCAGAGGCAAAAGCAATTAATGCTGTATTAAAAGATAAGCAAATGCACGTTTTGTTACAAGCCAATGTTGATGGCATTCTTAGAACGCATTTAGATATTTGGAATTTTATTAAAAAGTATTTTGAACACAATAGCACAGTTCCGCCAATTTCTTTAGTTGTAGAAAAATTTAGGGATTTTCAGGTTATAGAAGATATTGGTGCAACTAAGCACCACCTTGAAGAACTACAGCACGAATATCTTAATGACAGCCTTAAAGACATTCTTCGCTCTGCCGCTACAGATGTACAAAATGACAAAGGCTTAGAGGCTCTTAATAGTCTAATTACTAAAACGTCTGAACTAAAGAAAAACACTTCTGCAGTTCGTGATATTGATGTTATTGATTTAGATTCTGCAATTGCTTATTTTGATCATCTTAAAAAAATGAAAGAAACGGGTAATGCAGGAATTCAAACTGGACTACCAGGATTTGACAACTATCTACCATCTGGAATTACACCTGGACAATTAGGAGTATTCCTTGCATATCCAGGAATTGGTAAGTCTTGGCTTGCACTTTATTTTGCGGTACAGGCATGGAAACAGGGCAAAACTCCAATAATCATATCTCTTGAAATGTCTGAGACAGAAGTTCGCAATCGTGTGTTTGCGATTATGGGTGAGGGGTTATGGTCACATCGTAAGATATCAAAGGGCGATATAGAAATTGATATGTTGAAGAAGTGGCACGAAAGTAAGTTGGCAGGTAGGCCACCATTTCATATTATTTCAAATGATAGCGGTGGAGAAATTACTCCATCAGTTATTCGTGGCAAGATAGATCAGTACAGGCCAGACTTTGTGGTTGTTGATTATCTGCAACTTATGTCTCCAAATCAAAAAGCAGACAGTGAAATTGTTAGAATGAAGAACCTGTCTCGTGAACTTAAGTTAATGTCTATTAGTGAAGAAGTTCCAATTATTGCAATTTCATCTGCTACGCCAGATGATGTTACTAAGATGAGTACAGTTCCTACGCTTGGTCAAACAGCGTGGTCAAGACAAATTGCCTATGATGCCGACTGGGTGCTTGCACTTGGTAGAGCGTCTAATAGCGATATAATTGAATGTGCATTTAGAAAGAATCGTAATGGGTTTATGGGTGAGTTTTTAGTACAGGCAGACTTTGATAAAGGTTACTATCGTTATAAAGACTATGAAGATAAGGCGTTATAATATAATGTGTCACTTCATCATAAACCGATCAAAAACTTTCATCTTGATGGCATAATCAAGGATGAGTCTCACATACCTAGACTTAAGGAAGAATATCTTAGATTATTGGTCATACAAATGCGTGAAACTGGGTATGTACCAAGAATTGACATTGAGCCAGACTTTACGCTAAAATATGATAGTGACAAGAATTGTTTTGA